AAAGTCGTATTATTTGAAGAAATAAATAAAATTAATTCTATGAATAAACTTACAGAATTTATAAATCAAATGACTCAAGTATATAAAATGTTTGAAGATAATAATTTAAAAGAACAATTTCAAGAAGTATATAAAGATATATTTGATAAGAAAGTATTATCAGGACAATATTATATAAGTCAGTCATATGATGAAACTACACCTGGTATCTATGATAATTCATTAGATGCAAATACTGAATATTTAACTAAAAACCAAACTAATTCTTTAAATAATATAAAAGAACTTACATATCAAGAAAATAAAGTATTTATAGATATGTTAAAACAAATGTTAATAAATAATTTAAAAGATAAAATAGATGATTTGATAGAAAATGAAACTATTAGTGAGAAAAGACTTATTGCAGAATTAAATAGTATGAGACATAAAGATATATTAGTAGATCAATTATTAGATAGTTTAGATGTTGTTGATATAAATGATAAATCAAATATAAAACCTGATAAGAATGATAGAACTACTAACTCTCAGTTAGATCCAAAAAATGTAATTATAAATAATTATACAGGTGGAGCTTGGGGTGCTGATCATATATGGTCATCATATTTAACTAAGTTTTTTGGGAATAAAGTAAATAATGTCCACATATTACCTATATCATATGATGCGGTAAGTTGGTTAAAAGAAGCACAAAAAACTGATAAAACTATAACTATAACAAAAGCTTCTGAAAATGAAAATAATATAGGTAAAAGTATAAACAAAGAATTAAATAATAATACACATGACTTAAATAATAGAAATTATTTACAAATATATAATGCAGATACTATATTTGCTGTTATGCCTATTGATCCAATAAGTAATACACTTGGTGATAGTGGTACTAGATCAGCAGTTAAATTAGCAATGTGGTTACACAATACACATAATATGAAAAAAACTATATACATTTTAAATTCTAATGATAATAAATTATATCAACTGGATCCAGAAACACATATATTTACACCTGTTGAATTAAAAGATGTTAAAACAAGTAGATATAATGCATTTATAGGATCAAGTCAATTAGAAGATTATAAAGGTGCTAAAAAGAAACCATACAATAATGCTGAAGAATTAAAACAATCTATGTTTAATATAGTTAAACATATAGCTAATAAACAACCTACTAATCCTAATGGTGGTAAAGAAAATAACACTAATAAAGATATTATTATAGATAATTCAACTGATAATAATGAAATAAATAGTATAACTAAACCAACAGACGAAACAAATACTAATATAACAAATATACAAAATATTGATGAAATACTAAAAGATATTACAGGTAGTAGTTTAACTGAAAGAAAAAAGTTAGTAGAAAATTTGGTTAAATTAGGTGTAAATAAAGATGATGCTGCTATGATTGTTAAAATGACTGTAAATAAAGAGGGGATATCTAATTACCAAACTTTATATAAAAGTTTACAATTAATAAAACAATATTTACTTATGAATGATTTAGATAAAATACATAATCTTGCTATAAAATTAAGTAAACTAAATATATTAAATAATCCTAATTTATATAAAAAAGTAGACGATATTTTAACAGAAGAGTATAATAATTTACAAAACCAAATAGAAAATATAACAGATACTGAAATTGTTGAATCTTCACCATCTAAACAACAAATATATAAACAAAACTCATTATTTAGTGATGATACCCTTAATTCTTCTCCATTTACTTCTTCTGGTCCAAAGAATAGTGATTTAGTACTTACATCACCTGAAGAAGCTAAAAACTTTTTAGAAACAAATTTAGAAGGTCTTATGGATGAATCTGATACATCTCTTTTCTCAGGGTTAATTGTTTCTTTCTTTGATATAGCAGATAAATTAAATATATCTCAATATATCAATAGTAGATTTAACTCTGGTTCAGCACATATATCAATGACTGCTTTAAGTAAATCTAAAATTAAAATATCTTCAGGTAAGTATACTTCTATTCAATCAGAGAAAGAAATATTCTTACATGAACTTACGCACTTAATGACTCACTTAGCATTTAAAAAAGATAGTAAATTAGCAACTAAAATATATCAATTACAACAAGCAGTAATGGATAAACTATTAAAAGATCCTAGTATAGATCCAGAAACATTCTTCACTAATTCAGAAGATCCATCACCTTTAGAAAGAGAACAATCAAGAGCTTTATTTGAGTATATTCAAGGTAATCCAGAAGAATTCTTTACTATTGCTTTAACTAATAAACATTTAAGAGATTATATTAATTCTAATAAATTCAAATCTAATATTAAATTATTAAATAATATTAAAGAACAAAACATATTACATTATTTATTTAATAAAGTTATTGATATTATTAATAAAATACATAGTAGTATTTTTAAATCTAATCCTAATGTATCTAAAGAATTACAAGATACTTTAATTACAGCAGTACATATGACTAATCAATTATACAGAGGTAAAAGCCCACAAGACATAGAAACTAAATTAACTTCTAAAATATATAAATATTCTGGTTTAAATATATTAAATGAACAATGGAAAAAATCTATGACTGATCTAAATAAAGTTGTAAAAGAAGCAAGTAATAAAATGTTAGAAAAAGAAGGTATCCAGAAAATAGCTAGAAAAATAAATAAAATATCTGGTAAATTAAATATAGACCTCTTAAATATAATAGGTGATGTTTGGAAAGAAGTAGCTATAGGTAATGCTTCTTGGAAAGATTTTTATTTACTCTACTCTAAAGCTAAATATGAACAAGAAAAAGTGAGAAATGATGTAGAAAAAACTACTATTGATTTATTGAATAAAACTCTATTAAAAGGTCTTAATAAATCACAAAAAATAGGATTAACTAATGGCATATTAAAGACTGATCTATTATCTATAGGACATATTAAAACTATGAAAAGATATTTCTTAAATAGAGAAGATAGAAATGAAAGAATATCTAAAATAGAAGAACAATTAAAATCTGAAGGTGTTACAGGACAAGTTGTAATTAATCAAGCTAAAGCTTTAGGTTATTTCTTATCTACAGGTAAAACTACTATAAATAATATGATGTTAAATGCTAATAATATAAATAATTTATTATTTGATAAAACTGGTACTTTAAGTAAATTATCTAAAGACTATACTAAAGAAATAGATGAATTAATTACATTATATAGTATTAACTATCTGGATCCACATAGTTATTCAGTAACTGCCGAATATATGATAAGTAGATCTAAAGATTTTACTGAATTAGTAAACTTTATTAGAAATACTATTAAAAAAGATCAAGATAAATTATTTACAAAAGATGAAGAACTACATAAAATAAAAGGACATATAAATCCTAAAAAGAATCATCAATATGAATATATTTATATACCTAAAAGTAAAGTTGATTATTTTAAAAAACTATCTTATATGGAACCAGTAGAAACTAACTATAAAGATCCTTTAACAGGTGATAAAGTAGTGATGATGAAAAGAATTAATACATCTACTGATTATACTAAAAGTATGATGGAAGTAACACAATTTAATATAGCAGGTGATACTCTTAAACACCAAAAAGAATTAGGTGCAGTATCTGAAATAGTAATTAACCAAAAAATACACACAGAAAGAATATCAAATCCTGAAATATCAGAAGACTTTAATCCAGCAAATAATATTGATGAATTAAAATATATACCTGTATTAGACCCAAATGGAAATATAGTAGATTATAGATTATTAGGTACTCAATTAGGAGAACAATCTTATAAAGGTGGGGTAACTGATATAGATGAAGTATTAGCTAATACACATGCACATAATTCTTTAAAAGTAAATGGTAGAGAATTAAATAAAAAACTCTTTAAAACATTAAAAGTAATGTATGCTAAAGATAAATATAAAAATCAATATATCAATATTAAAGAAAATGAAGATTTATGGAAGATTATACCTAAATACACTAAAAAAGATTTAATAGAAATATATGGTGATCAACCTATATATGTACATAAAAGACTTATAAATGATGTATTTGGATATAAAGATCCTACTATAGTAAATGCTTTATTAGTAAATAAATTACCTGAACCAGTAAAAGCTAAATTAAAAATAGCTGAAAAATTATGGAGAGATGTAATAAAATTAGTTAAACCTGCTATTGCAGTAACTAATCTACCTGTATTATATAGTAACTTTGCTTCTAACTTCTTTGTATTAACTGAATTTATGAGTACGAAACAAATTATTCAATCATTTAGAAAACATTGGTTATACTATGATAAATTACATAAAGAACAAGATGAAATAAGAAGATTAGAAGTATTAAGAAAATTACAACCTTTAAATTCTAAAGAAAGATCAAGATTAAAAATATTAAAAGACTCTGTTAGTAAAAATCCTTTATATCCTCTGGTTCAGAATGGATTAATAGGGTCAATTATTGAAGATGCTATTGATATAGATGATTTAGACACTAATATAGTTAGAGATAAAACTAATAAAGCTTTAAATAAATATTTACCTAAAAAAGTAAAATCTATTATAGATACTCTTTGGGTTAATCAGAATGATAGCTTATTTACTAAAATGTTAAAAGTAATGCAGTATAGTGATGCAGTAGCTAAAGCAACTCTATACGAACATTTAAAAAATAATGGATATACTGAAAAACAAGCTTTATTAGAAGCAGATGCTACATTTATTAATTATAATATTAATGAGAATAAATATCTTAAATATTTATCTAATGTAGGATTATTTATGTTTAGTAAATTTTATTTACAAACACCTAAAGTAATAGGTAATATTATTAGAAGAAATCTTAAAGGTGCTATTAAATTAGGAGGTATAAATGAAATTATAGATATACCAGAAATATATGAAACATATACTACAGATATATCTACAGCTTTAAGTGCAAGAGCTTTAAATCCTGAAGAAGCGTTAAAACAATTAATTGAACCAGCTATAGAGAGATATTAATCTCTCATATAGTAATCAAATGGATCTTCTTTCTTGAACCATGAAGAAGTAGTATCTGCTATAAAAGCATATGTAAATAAAAATACTAGTCCACCTACAAATAAAAGTAATAATATATAACCAGAAAATATCCCAGCTACTAATAATCCTATTATTAGGATAGTAAAAAATATTGATTTAAGTATTTTTAACATTTACATACTTTTAAAATTCATTTTAAAAGATCTACTAGATCTACAATATTTCTTTTCTGGTTCATCTATATTTATGTATATTACTCCTGGTTCTATTTTACCTTTAGCTTCTATTAATACATTATCTACTACTTGATAAATACCTAATTTAGATACATGTAACCATTTACTGTTTATTTTCATTTGTTTAACCTTTCTATATAATCAACAACTAATAAAGAATATCCTGCGATATCTCTCCACGAATCATCATAAAACGGATCACCATTAAGTATTCTTGCAATTTTATGCATAATCATTTCTAAACCTTCATTAATTACTTCATCATCTGTAGTTAAATAAATAGGTATTTTAGATTTTAATTCTTGACTAATTTTAGCAAAGTCTTTAAATTCTCCATAACGAGAACCTCTTTCTTTTAAAGTTTCTTTTATACTATCTTGTTTCATAATGCTTCCTTAGTTTTAGTATATAAATTTCTAATTGTATTAGGTATCCCTTGTGTAATTATACAAGTAAAATTATTCTTGGTTCTAATTAACATTTTAGAACCAGTAAAATAACCTTTTAATTTATTGTTTTTAAAATTAACTTCAATTTCTACAGCTTGTCCTAATGCACCTTTGTGTATATTGACATTAGTTATATAATGTTTCTTACTTAATTCTTTTTCAACATATTCAATAATACCTTGTTTATACATTTAATTTTTCTCCTTGATAATATGTCGCTGTACTATGATCATAATAGTATTTTAATTTATATTTTTTCTTTATAATTTGCATATATACCCCTACTTTTTTTACTCCTTGCATTCTTGCTTCTGCAATAGTAAATTTACCATCTCTTGCAAATTTATTCTTTACCCAAATATAAAAATCATTAGAATTTATAGTCTTTAAATCATTTACTAAACCAAATCTTGAATTAGCTTTAACCATACTTTTAGCTGAATATATTTGTTTTTTACCTACATATTCTTGATTAAGATCTGTTTTCTTTTTATATAATTTTTTTAATTGAAATGCTATTGTAGATGGTGCTACTCCTGCAATTTCAGCTAATTCTTTAACAGACCATAAATATGGTTTATATCTTTTAAATAAATTTCTATACTCTTTTTCTTTGGTTCTATTGTATTTTTTTAATATTTTATGTATATTATTATAACTATACCCTAAATAATTAGCAATCCAACGATAACCTTGTTTAAGTATAGGGAACTCATACTCTTCATACATTTCATTTATTGCTTGTTCTAAATCTTTAGATAAATCTTTATAATATTCTTTAATTTTTATATTGGGGTGATATTTATGGAGATGTTTTCTTAAATTATCTAAAGATCTTTTTATTCCTGTAACTGCTATAATATATTGTAACGTGTATTTTTCTGAATCATAATCTTTAAATAATAATTCATAATCATTTGCTATATTTAATTTTCTTTCATTTGCTAATAACATAAAATAAGAATGTTTGATTCCTAGTTTTTTAGCAAGTTCTTTAGAAGTAAATTTTAAGAAAGGGTATTTATATTTTTTATAAAGTAAATTAAATTGTGAATCCCAATATTGTTTAGTTACTTCTGTAGCCATTATTCTGCATTTACTCTATATAATGAAACAATATATTCTCTAGCTTCATCTTTAGTTTTAAATTTATAATCTGTTACAGCTTTAACAAATTTTAAATCTTTTACTATAATTACTCTATATAACCCAAAACCATTTCCTTGAATTTCAAATGTTTTATCTATCATTGTTTACCCTTTAAATATTAATTGATCTATATACCAAAATATAAATGCACCTATAATTTGTACTAAAATAAGATGAATATATTTTTGGTAATTAGATTTACAACATTGAAATTGTACTAAAAAATAAAGTGGAATTATCATAATAAAACCACTAAATATCCATCTACTTAAATAAATCATAAATTCATTACTAAAGTAACTAATCATCTTTTATTTACTTTCTTAATAGAATCAAAAAGATTCTATTATTTTACACTTTTTAGGAATTCTTGTAATGCTACAATAAAATCCTCAATTTCTGTATCTTTAGTAGTTTCCTCTGTGATTGATGTTTCTATTTTAAAATTTTTCTCAAAAGTTATAGGACTTATTGCAAATAAACTCCCATCAGAAATATCTTTAACTATTAACATACTTAAAGAACCTTCTGTTAATAATGCAACTGTATTTTCTTCTACAATTTTTACTCTTAAATAATAACCTTTGTCATCCTTTTTAGTACTTCTATATATTACTTTACTTTTATCCATTACTTAATTCCTTATAATTCTTTTTTATTTGTTCATCTAATAATATTAATTCTTTCCATTCAGGTGGTAAAGAATCAATAATATCCTTACACAATAATCTAAATTCTTTTAAAGCTGATTTATCAATCCTTAATTTAAGTAAATGTAATAAACTTCTTAAATTAAAACTTACTTGTCCTTTAAATTTATAAGCTTCCGGTAAAGCATATTTCGCTATATCATTAGACCTATTTTCTTGAATTAACCATTTAACTCTTTCAAGAGCATTTATGATATAAGCATTGGTTGTATCATCATCAGTTAATACTACATATTTACTGGCTCTATCTAAGTCATAATGTGTAGCTACATTTTCTCCTACAACTTCACCATAAGTAATAAAACTCTTTTCGTTTCTTAATTCTTTAAGAGTATATCTTGTAGATTTTATAGTAGGACTAACACCAATCCTATGCCTTGATAATTCTTGAAGTAAAGCTCTACTCGCTTCAAATTCAAATACAATTAAACTATGTTCTAATACGCTACTGTTTCCTGACCAAACCATTTTCTCATTTCTTCTTACCATAATTATGTGATTTGGTACTTCTAAAGAATAAATATACCCATTGTATTTAATAATTTCAGGTTTTGGTTCTTTATTAGAATTATTAAATCTAACATCAAGTTTTTTAGTTAAAATTCTAAAAGTAAATAATTCTTTAATATTTTCTTTTTTTGTAATTTTACCGTTTTTCCAAAGTACATCCTCTCTTTTAGGTACAAAATTTAATTTTGTAAAACCATAACCAACTAAAACAGCTAATGATTGTAAATCATCTACGAGTCTTTTACTTGTGGTTGTAGCTTCATATATTCCTCTTTTAAGTAATTTATAATCACCATCAGCAAAAAGATAACCATACATTAAATTTTTTAAATTCTCTTGCATAGCATTAAATAATATCTTTCTAGGAATTGTCTTTTCTTTTCTATCTGTATAACATGCTTTAAATAACTCTAAAGTTTCTTTATTATTAATAGTAATTGCATATTGATTATTTTTTAGTTTTGTTAAACTAAAACCAAGATTAATTGTTAAATCTTTTATAAATTTTATTTTTCTTTCTTTTTTAATATGAAACTTAATTTGTTTTCCGTAACTCAAATTCATATAACCGTCACCAATAAAAAAACCAATTAATTTCATTAAATTATTATTATAATTAATAGAACCATATACCCCATTACTTCTTACTGTTTGATAGTGTCTTTTATCTAAAAAATTAATCGCATAATCTAACTCAAATTTTCTTTCATCATATTTTCTATTTTTACTTGAATCTTTAGCAACCCACAATTTATGATTTTTTGTAACTATTAAATCAATATTTCTTGATTTAAAATGTATCATTTCATCATTATGTTCATATTTGAATAACCTTGTAGGTTTATGATACTCAATATAGTTAGTTTTTGGATTAAGTGTAATTATTTCATCATTAAAATTAACTTCTTTAATTAATTTCCAACCATTTTTTGTTAACACTTCAGTGTCTTCACTATAACAATGTTTAAATTTAAAACCTACTCGTTTTATTAAATCATAATCTTTTTCACCTATATGTATCTGTAAATTAGCTTCACAATCTAAACATACACCAGTTACATTACATTCATATTGACTTAATGATACTTCTGTTTTATCAGAACCACAATAAGGACATTTAAATTGATTTGAAATTAACCAATAACTATCAGCTTTATCTGTCGTATCATGACTTTGTCTTATACCATTACTAATAAGCCACAAAGGACTTATATATAATAATTCAACCATATTAAACCTTTATACTTACTTTTCTATATTCTTTACCAATCTTTTCTAAAGTTAAAGTCAATTTTCTAAGTCTTAATTTACCTGATTTAGTATCTCTTTTATTTAAAGAATTTATTTCTGTTTGTAAATCTATAGCTACTGCATATAATTCATCTCTTAATTGTTTTTCTTGTTCTTTCATCTTATCTCCTTATGATTTAAATAAATCACCAACAGTTTTTTTATTATTGTTATTTTCTTCTTTAAATGGATCATCTTCTTTAGACACATCCTCTTCATCATTTTCTTTTATTGGTTCTATTAAAGTAGGTAGTTTCTTACATAATTCTACTTCAACTCTATCACCATTTTCTCCTCTACCACTTACAAATCTAAAGTTTTGTACTATAAAATTATCTTTTTTAAAACCTTGTTCTTCTAAAAGTAATAAAATACCTTCTACTAATTCTTCTTGGTTAAATTCAATTTTCATTGCTTTTCCTTTAAACTATCTAATTCTATTTGTAATAAATCTCTTATTTCTTGTGTATAAGTAATTAATATAAATACTTCATTATTTTCATTACTTATATTATCTTTAAATTTTAATAAGAAATCATTTATATATACATCTAAATCTTCAATAGCAACATTTAAATTATTTATAGATGTAGTTTCTAAAACATCTAATAATGATTGTATAATACTGGTATTAACTCCTAACGCATTAATTTGTTTAAAAATTATATGTCCTATTGAATTTAAAGTATCAGATTTTATAACTTGCTCTAAATTATTTGCAATTGTAATTTCTGTATTTAATATACTATTATTTAATACAGAAATATATTTAATTATATGAAGTATTGTTTTCTTTTTCATTTTATTTTCCTTATTGTAACTTTACAATAACCTTTTTTATCTGGATCTAATCCACCAACTTGAAAAGATATATTAACTACATGCTTATAATCATCATCTTTTAATATACCTGCACTAACTAAACCATCTTGCACATATTTAGCAATAACTACCATATTATCTAAATCCATTCTTCTCTTTGAACCAGGATATATAATATAGTCTATTCTTACTGGTTCATGTATAGGTAAAATTAATACAAAATCTTTTATATATTCAGAAACTAATACTTTTAGATTATTATTTACTTGATAATGTAAATTTCTATATGTATTCAAGTTTAATGAATATTTTTTCTTTTTAACTTTACCTAATTCAAATTGTAAAGGTATATTAAAACTACCTATACAATTTTCATCTTTTATACAAGAATATGTACCTTTAAGCATTTTAGGTACTTTTTAAAATGGTAACTTTTTATCTTTATTTTTACTTGTTGATGGTTTAGCTTTTCCACCTGTTTTATCTTTTACATAATCAGCTGTTCTGCTTTCTTTATATTTTTCAATGAATTTAGGTGTCTCTTCTCCTGCAGTTTTTTCTGCTAATGTAAATCCCTTCTCATCAAATACTTTGTTTAATTCATTCTTTTCTTTAGTTTCTGTTTTATCTTGATTTTTCCAATCAATTACTTTAACAATACCTACTTTAGCTGGTATATTTAAAAGATCCATAATTACTTGTTTAGGTCTTGCAACTCTTTTACCTGCATCAAAGTCATATATTTCTACCATCTTTTCTTCAAGTTCACACTCTTCTAATGGTTTACCTACTAATAACTCTGCTAAACCATTCATTTTAGCTAATCCTGGTAATAATTTCTTTTTACCTGTTTTTTTATCTACATAAAAGTTTACACCTTCTCTATTAGTTACATATTCTGTTAAATCTAATTTCTTACCTTCTGGTGTTTCTAATGTTAAATTAACACTAATTGCTCCACCTCTAGATTTATCAATAAATGCTCTTGTAATTTTCACATCATATACACCTGTGTCCCATACAAAATTTCCGCCACCTAAACTATCTTTTACTTCTTCTTTTTCTACATCTTTTGGAATACTAAAAATACCCATTATCTCTCCTTGTGTTTATTTTATTTTTAAATGTGGTAGCTTTTAGTGGTTCTATGTGCTACCGAACCAGAGAGAATCAATCTCTCATCCAATTTTCTATAATATCTGTTGGTTTATTTCTTAATTTTTCTATAATTAATTGTATTTCTGGTTTCTTTTTAACTATTTTAAAATTTAAAAATAATCTACAAGCAACATGATTAGCAAATACAATATCTGTATCTGGTTCAGGTGCTTTACCTGCAAATATATTACTATGTGCTATAACTACTACAGTAATTCCATAGTCACTTAATTTTGTTGCTACATCTTGAGTTTTAAGTTTTACTTCTCTTTCCTCTAAAGCAAGATTACATTTAGCATAAGTATCTATAATTACTACTTTTCCTTTTAATAAATCTAATACTTCTTCTTGAGTTTTATCTGATAGATAATAATCTAAGAATTTATAACCATCTAAATGAATAATTTTTCTTGTAGAATAACTTATATTGTCATCAAAGTCTATCAATACTGGTTCAATTTCTAAATTTTCAAAGTATTTAATAATACTTAATGTTTTACCTGCACCACTTTTTCCATGTAACAAAGTTACTTTATTTTTGGGTATAAGATCCCCTAACATAATATAACTCCCTGTAGCTGTGAAAGCCATATCTTTAAAATTTAACATATATACCTTTAGCGATAAATATTTAAGTAGTCAGTAGAAGTTGCCAACCTTCTATCTTTTTAAAGCTACTTAAGAGAGCCAAGAAGATAAAGTGGTTGGCTAACTTATAAACTTGACTCTATTAAATAGATTTTTTTATTAATTGATATTATTTTAGAACATCGCAATGAACATTGGATGTTCTAATTATATCAGAATTTTTTAATTTGTCAAGTTTTATTCTGGTTTTCCGAAATAATTATTTAATTTATCAATAACTAATTGTAAATCGTTATTAATATATTTTTCTTCTGGATATTTCCAAAAACCTAATGGCGCTCTCATTTTTTCATTTATAGTATCTTTATCTATCATAGTTTGAAATACATACTTAAAACCAAATTGTTCATCTGTTGATTCTGGTTGTAATAAAGGTGTTTTACCTAAATACTCTAATTTCTTTAAAGGTATTGTTTTACTTGATAAAATAACTTCAAAGTCAGCTTCAACTCCTCTCCTAGCAATAGCCCCTTTAATAGGTACTTTTGTTTCTAACACCATTTCAGTATCATTCATAACTGTATCACTATGAGCCAATACTATAACATTTTTACCACTCATTTTACATTTATGTAATACTTGTTTATAGAATTGCTGATAATCTGACCATGATTTCATCGTATTAGAACTATACACTACATATTGAGTTTCATATTGATCCATCATATAAGTAAGTGTATCTAATACAACTGTATGTATATCTTCTCTCTCACTTACTGCATCAAGATAATTTAAAGTTTCAGCTACATCTTTTACTTTTATTTCTTTAAATTTATTATTAAAAGGTAAACCTTTACCATCAAAGTTTAAATATAATACTCCTTCTGGGTTTTTTAAATTTCTTAAACTGAGCGTCTTTCCACTGGCCGGAACGCCCATTACTAATACTATTCTATTATCCATTTAATCTCCTTAGATATATAAATCTTCATCTTCTTCTGGTTCGGTATCAATATCTAATGCATTTTTACCAAATTCAATTACTTTTTCTTCCCACATATTTTCATCTAAATATGCTTTAATAACAATACTTGGATAAGTATTAAGTAAATCACTATATACTTTATCCAAGAATTCCATATATTCTTTTTCTATTTCTTCAAATTTCAATATTTTTACCTCCTTATTTAAACTCTTTAGCTAACGTAACCATAACAGAATCATATATTTCTGTTTCTTCTAATGGATCAGGCGTTTTTCTATTAAATTCAAATATTGCATTTTTAATAGATACTAAATCATAACCATTATCCTTAAGAACCATAGCATATCTAAATAATGCTTTATTTCTATTTCCATCTTTCCATTCTTTATAAAACCAAGCTTCTAAATTACTCATAGAACTAATTAATGCTCTATCATGAGATAATTCATCAGCTTTTTTAGTATGTGGTATAAATAACATAGCATTCATTAACTCTCCTTCATTAAAATAAACTATTGCATCTTTATTAGTTAACCATTTTTTAACTATCTGATTACTTGCTGAATCTACTTCAAATGGTAACCAATTAAATATTCTATTCATAAAATCTTTATACTCTTCAGCACCTAATTTTACTTCATGTGTTAAAGGTAATATTACCCTAAATCGATGTTCACCTTTTGGATCATGTCTTTTAGTAGTATAAATATAATAAGTATACTCTTTTAATAACTCTTTAGCCATTTCTAACTTAGTTCCACCATCTACATCTAATACTACTAAATTTGAACCAGGTAAAGCATTAATAGTTGCTCTATGTCCCTCACTTTTATCTCCATCTTTTAAATGATGATTGATCCAGTGTAAATTATCACTTGTAAATAATTTAGGTAAATCTACCCAATTTACATTTACATTTTTATAATTATAAGTCATATCAGTTGAATAACTTAGTATCACATTTTCTGGATCAAACTCTTTTAAAGCTTCTCCACTTAGAAATTCTATACCATCTACTATTCTTTTTTTAATAATAATAGAATGTTTATATCCCCAAGCAATAGCTAAATCTAACATTTCCTTTTTAGTAGCAGTACTTCCTTTATAGAAAGGTAAATCTTCGTGTAAATCAGCATGAGTAACATCTTCATCTAATTCTGCTACATATTTAGCTAATTTAACATAAGTCTTTTCTCTTTTAAGAATATTTCTAAAGGCAATACCACTATCTTCTACTAATTTAATAGCTTGTTGTAAGTGTTCTAATTTAACTTCTTCTGATTCTTCTATAAAAGCATATGCTCCTGAAAGTTTTAATGCTCTAAAATATCTATGCATAATTTCAGCTTTTTCCATTTCCTGATGTTCTTTTAATGCTTCTGCTCTTTCTTCACAATAAGCCTGATATTCTAATAATTTTAATAGATAATCATCTCTAACAAATAGTTTCTTATTTATATTAGTATCAATAGCTAATTTTTCAAAGTGTTTATATAGAGTTTCTATGAATAAACCAGAAGATTTATCTCTAAGCATATCTAGTTTTTCTTTAGCTGATAGTTTCTCTTTAGATATTTTAGGCATATAAGCAAATAACATTCTTCTCGCATATCCCATATCTAAAAGACTATAAAACTCTTGCTCAGTTTTTCCACCATCTAATAATTTACTTGGAGTACCAAATAATAATACATTAGCAGGTGTTATTCCGTCTATACTTTCATTTCTTTTATTTTCTTGAGTATTTTTAGTAATCTTAGGTTTTACTTTACCTACATCATACAACTCAATAAATACATTAAGCATATCTATATTAGCTGATAAATTAGCACCTACTTCATCCATTTCTAAATTCATAGCACCTAAACCAGCCAGTAATAATTTATGTCTTAGTTGTTTAATTGCTGCTGCTGTACCACCATCAAAGTTAAATAAGAACGGTCCTGTACCTTTATATTCTCTAATCAAATTCTGATATACTTCATCTGGATCCAAACCAGCAATACTTGCTCTCTCAGAGGCTATTTTAGCCAAACTCTTCTCAACTTGTGTTGGTAATACCTCTTTGATAAACTTATCCTTAAAACCCCTTAAAATATCATTTTCTATGATATTTATAGATTTCCCTTTCGTTTATGTTCAAGTAAGGTCGTTACTCTTACTCCGCAGCATCACCTGCAGCTTTAGTTTTCACTAAAGACCAGACTATATCTTAATCTTGACAATTACATCTTAATTTATATTGTTTTGTTAATATATTATTTTTAAAATAATTGGCAGAAATAGTTTTATACAACCCACACTTTAAACATTGTATAATAAATTTAGGTTTTTTTGGTTTAGTATTATATTTAAACCAAATAACTTTATATTTATCTAAATATATATTTCCTATATATTTACTATAATTTTTAATAACTTTTTCTTTAGCTTTCTTTCTAGCAATTTTACCTGCTTTTGATTGTGTTTTAAAAAGTCTTCCTTGTTTTTGTACATGGATCATATTTTCAGAATGTGTTACCCATTCTAAATTATTAACTCTATTATTTTCACCATTATTATCTATATGATTTATATGAGGTTTATTTTCTGGATTAGGTATAAAAGCTTCAGCAACAAGTCTATGTACTGAATATCTTTTAATTTTATGCTCTTTTGATAAAGTAACTCTATGATAATTAGTATGTTTTCTCGTAATAATATCATACTTTAAATATTTTCCCGGATAAAACATTCTTTTACCATTTTTTTGTGTTACATTTCTATCTAAAGATCTAACTCTACCATAATTACTTACTTCATATAAATCTTCATAACCTTTTATAGGTTTCCAAATTTCTACCATAATTTACCCTTTCCATTTTTGTTAGAGCAAATTATATATTAAATTAAATGTAATGTCAAGACCCTGACCACTTCGAACCACTTGGTTCTACTCCCTAATGAGATAGTCGTTGAACCTTCCTCTATTCGAGGTTTGGCTGCTGATTACCCAATCTTTAATTTTTTTTAAAACCATCACACTTGAGTCTATTTCATCTCTATGTTGTGGTAATTAAAGCTCTAAGGACTTCCCAGCAATTCAATCAGTTATCCTTATATATCACTATATAAGGGGGCTTATTTCAAACCCGCACCAGATGTTGCTAATATAACTGCATATGTATTTACAGGAATGACCCCAAATACATCTTTTATATCAATAAAAGTTCTCATATTAGCTGCTACCTTACTAAAATAATAAGCACTTAACACTCTAAAGAATAAAGCTTCTTTAGTCTGGTTCTTATTTTGTAAGATTTTAACCATCTTTTCTTGTGTAGGATTATATTCATAATCTTTTATCTCTTCTTGCATTAGTTTCTCCTTTTATCTATACTCTAGATAACATATTATTGTAAATGTGGCTAACCATACAGTCATTATAACTGTATGAGCTAAACTA